AGGCTTAGATTGTCTTACTTGATACTCAGCGTTGACTTGTTCTTGTGTAACAGGTTTTACTTCTGTTAAGCTTTCATATGGACGAAATGCTCTCAATTCTTCTGAGCGTTTTGCCATACCACTAAGTTCATCTTCAATTTTTTTCTTGGCAATAATTTCTTTCATCTTGGCTAATTCTGTTTCCATAACAGAACCACCTTCGGCAAATGATTTTCTATATCCAATATCAACACGAGGATTCATGCCACCAATAGGTTTATTAATTCGTGCATAAAATCCTGATGGATGTTCATAACCCACATCAACCCCTGCAATTTTATTAATACGACCTTGTGGCGTATCTACAGAAATTCCTGTAGCACCTAACCCTAATCTGTTGTTATCAAAGTTAACATTGTGCCCTATATGCCCCATATACATATTTGGTGGAGGTAATCTTGAACCTTCAGGAATATTAGGATTTTGAGGCATTTCCGAACCACCAACAAGTGAAAACGGTGAAGTTGATGGCTCACCATCGTATTGTTTTTCTTCATGCAATTCTCGATTGGCACGTTCAACGATACCACCATCAGCAAGTTTTACTACGCCACCGTCTTTATAAGGTAAGCCACCTTTAATCTTGGCTTTTGCTTCTTCAGATGGTTCGTAGTAATATACTTTTTTGCTTTTACCCTTCATTTCTTTAATTTGGGTATCTTTAGGAATCAAACCACTAATCTTTAAACCTTCTATATTTCTTTTTGCATCCCTTAATGTTTCAAATTCTTTATAATGAACCAAATCACCATTTTCATCTACTAAACTAAATACCAATGGGGATGTTTCTATTTCCGTTTCACCAACACGCCCACCATATTGCTTAGCAAACTTCTTTAAGTAGGAAGGATAGATTTCATCATAATACTTACGCATTCCTTCGCCACCAACTTTAAGGTCAAGCCCTTCAAATTGTTTTACATCATCTAAATATGGATGTGGAGCTCCTTCATTATCGATGATTTTTTTTGCCAAATCTTTGCCAACATGGTCGGATAATTCTGATTGTGCTAATTGTTTCTGAAATACTTCATTGCCATGAAGGTCTTTAGCAGATACTTGAAAATAAGGTTCATCTAAATTATTTTTATATAAAGGGTCATTTAATGGTTTGTATTTAATGTTGCTGATTTGTTTACTTAAATCATATCTATCCGCCAATGTATCGCCTGTAGGCAAATATAATCTATCATCGCCTCGTTCTACGGCGTGTTGAATTGCTTTCTTTAAACCAAGTTCATGCCAATTGTTTTTGTATGGTGCGTCAGGAACTTGTAAAGCTTTTTGTAAATAATTGTCATGAAAATCTTTTTCTAATTCTTTGCTTGCTCCATGTTTTTCTAAATCAAGTAAATTAACATCTTCAATATTTTTATTAATTCCTAAATCTTTAATTTGTTGTGCAATTTTTTGTTTTCTAGCATTATCAGAATAGCCTCTTTCTTTACCTTTCTGATGCCAATCGGATTGCAACTCATCAAGCAATGTTCCTTTTTTACCTTCGACATCTTTACGGTCATCCATACGCATATTAATCATCGTATTAGGATTTTCAGGAAAATGACTTTCCGTGAATGGCGTTCCTTTTGCTATAATAGCCAACTCGTGGCGTTGCTCCATAGGCAAAGACTCAAAGTTCTTAGCACCCAAACGTCTAGCCATATCGTCTAACAATTGACCTTGAGTAATATTCTTTTCTGGTATCTGTATCAACATCTCACGATAGTTATTTCCTGAATCTTTATTAAAAGGAGTTCGCCATTGCTCAGGATGTTTGTATTCATCAGGATATACTTCCTTCATTTGAATACGATTACGTTCAGCAAATCCTTGCACGTCTTCTTTAGTTAACTTGTTATTGTTCTTTAAAAACTCACCCATGCCTGTTGCTTCAAACTCATGAGGCTTCACTCCTAACTTCATTAAGTCATTCATGAAAGCTTGACCATTGCCTTGCTTACGCTGTAAGTTCTGTGACTCTTTCTCTAGCTTTGAATAGAAGCCAAAGTCGTCTTTAGGGCTAAATGCTTTCGGACTCACATCCTGAATACTCATCCCTACAGGCATACCTTTGGTCGCTTTAACTCCCTTTACCATTGTATAGGGGTCAAGAATACCTCCAACAACATTTTCACCAAGTTTTGTTGCAACATTGTCAGCATAATCTTGCAATATAGGAACTTGTTTGGCTTTATTCAGAATATCCTCAGATGTTGGCATATTGGTTTGTGGGCTAACTGTATCAGGGCTTACATAATTAATTGCTTGTCTACCCAATGACTCTATATTACCTGGCGTTCCCAATATCGAAGCCCCTGTACCTACAGCTGCCGAACCAAGCATATTGCCCAATCCTTGCATTGCACCTGTGAATGTTTCTAATGGAGTTCCCTGAACAGGTTGACCTGCCCTATTTCTAGCAACAGCCAATCTCATTTCATCTTTGCTTGGCGTGTCTGTTTGAAACGGTGTAAAACCTGCATATTGACTTGCATCGCTTGGACTCATGCCCATGCCTATCAGCTTTTCATATTGTTGTGTAGGAGTTAATTGCCCACTTTCAACCGTAATCTGATTTGGCATAAATCGACCCTAAAGATGTTTTCCTCGATTATAATCTTTTTTGTGGAAGTTTGTATATAGTTTCTAAAGTTTTCATACAAATCTCATAAGCATCAACCTCAGCCTTATCTTGGCACTTCTGTGAGCAATAACCTTTTACTCTGACATCAATGAACTTGACGGGCTGAAATAATAGCCCACATTGGCATTTTTTATACTTAAAGTTATATTGCATACGGATTTACCCTCTTAGGTTTAGTTTCATCAACATATAAGTCGCTATCATCAGGAATATAATCTACAGTTAAGAATCCCATATCTCTCAGAATTCTTAAAGCCTGCGTCATCGAATCAACATAATCATCATTCCTTACTTCAGGGAACGCACATATCTGATTTAAGAAAGGTTCTATCCAACTCTTGACCTGATTCTTATTCGTGTCGCTCTCAGGAAGGTATACAAGACCCTTTGCAATAATAGGGCTTACTAGATTAAGCCTAGCTGTTTTATCAGCACGACCAGGGTTATATCCCCTTACATGAAGTCCTGCCCTTTGTAAATCCTGTATTAAAGAAATGCCTGCACTTTTATCCTCTACAAGTATTAAGTCTACTTTCTTACCACTTGACCATTCATCCGAGTCACCATATATGCTTGTAGCCTCATCGAGAACTCTAGGGCGTAAATCAGGGTATTGCATATGCTCAGACCAACAATCTATCAACATAACACTCATAGGCTTGTCAGTAGGCTTAAATACACCCCATACAGTACAAGCTGTTGGGTCATTAGCTGTCTTATCGCTCGTGGCTACATCATATGATTGGATGATATACTCAAACTTAGGAAGAGGCTTACTGTTATCCCACAACCTAAACATATTTCTTTTAATGATTCCACTCTCTTCAGGGTCAATAATCTCAGCGTTAATCTCTTGGCGACCAATGCTTGTTCCCTCATACTGTAGAATCTGATTCTTAAATGTAGGGGCTAAGTTAGCCAAGTTATCATAGGTTGTCGCTTTGGTAACAATCACATCTTCGCCATCTCTATTTGCTAAGTCAATAATCAATGGTTTTGGCTTTGGTGTTGTCGTACAGATAAGGATAGGTCGTTCACCTAATCGCATACCAAATTGAATCATATCCCACGCTTCATCGAGGTAATCCCACGCTGCTAACTCATCTAACCATCCACCATGGAACTGTGGACCTCGAAAACGGTCAGGCTCAGATGCAGGGATTCCTTTAATAATACTATCGTTAGTTAATGTAATCTCATTGTCGCCAATGTTATGTTTAGCAATAATCGAGCGTGGCATAACATTAATCAATCCACTCTCTCCCATAAAGCACACATCTTTTACATCAGCAAATGTAGGGGCTGATACTAACCATCTTGTCTTTGGTTGTTCCCATGCTAGTCTCCATATGTTCTCAGATGCCGTTCTTGTCTTACCTGCTCCACGACCTGCTAAAAATAACCATATGTTCCACCAATTGCCTTCAGGCATTATCTGATAGTCATGTCTAGTCAAATACCAATTAATCTTAGTAAGCTCTACCTCAGCCGTTACAACGTCTACTTCTTCAGCTAACTTCTTAGCCTCTTCAAGTAGGTTGCTCAGATTGTCTGATTTTTTCAATTGTTTTACTAATACGCTCTAATGCACCACTCAATACCTCAGTCTTTACATCGAGGTTTCCTGACATCTCTATCGCTTGGTGAGGTCTTCCATCTAATCTATCAAACAGTATATTAATAGCGTTTAGGTTGCCTTTCTCGGCTTCCTCAAACAATACTGTTGCTACTTTATGGAGTCTTTCAGGCTCTTGAACTGTTATGCGTCTTAGCACGGCAGCGAATGCCCCTCTGACCTGTTGTGGGTATTCTTCGTTCAATGCTCTTGTTATAGTTTTCTTGTGTGCCATATTCTCATATAACCTTATGTTTCCAATAGTTTTTATCAACTATTTTTCATAAGTCTGATTATACAACAAAAAAGGGAC